GGGCTGGTGTACCGTGGCATCCTCTCGTCCTCGATCGGCGTCGTCACGCGGCGATTGAGGCGGGCCTGCGCCACGGCCATCATTCGAATCAATTGCTTGCTTTCGAAACAGAATTCGCCCCACTCCCCACGTTGAAACAACGTGCCGACGACGAGGCTGTTCAGAAATTGCGTGGCCGTGAAGTAGTAATTACCCGCCGGAACGTAGCGACCGAGCACGTCGACGCAGTTGTCGGTGGAAATGGTCATCTTCAGGCCGTTCTGCTCGTCATCTTCGTCGACAACCACACTCGTCATGTCTGTTTGTTGTGATATATTACTCTTTTACTCTATACCTGGTTAAAAAAAAAAAGGAGTAGTTACTTACTTTTCTAATTTTCTTCGTCCGAGTTGTCGACGATTTGTGTGGGCCGCGCGTGCAACGTACAAAATTCCATCGTGGGAAGAGACAACGGACCACGCTTCTTCTTCTTCATCTTGCGGTTCAAACGAATCGTTTCCCGCATATCGTCCTCAATCACCTTCGTGTGTGTGCACGCGAAGGTGTACACCCCGTTTCGCATCGCCCACACCACAAACGCGACTTGGCCGACCGTCGTCGAGACAAGGATGTTTTCTGCACTATGCTCGAAATAAATTCTTTTTTTGCGTTGGAACGGGTCGAACAGCCTGCGCTTGTAACACCGGAGGGTCTGCTTGTACTCTTTGTGAATTTCGAACGGAATCCGCGAGCGCTGCTGTGGGAGGGAGTAGAACGTGCTGTTCTTCTTGGCAAAGTTCACGCACAACCAGTCCAAGATCCGCAAACTGACCGGGGCGTCTTGTTTGATCAAGGCGAGCAGGACGGAGAAAAAGGACGGGTCTGTGTACGGAAGAAGTTCGGACAGCCGCTGCCACTCCAGCGGGGTCAGGTAGTTCTTTTCCGGCAATCGGAATGGGCCTAACTCGATCATACGGTCGTCTTTCTTCTGGTTTGGAAGAGGACGGTTTTCTTTTGTTTGCAATGGTATTAAACTCCATGGATGAACGCACCTTTTTTTTTTCTTCCAACGCACCTTCCCTTCTTCTTCTTCTACCGAGTGGGTATACCCACCATTGGTGGGTTTTTTTTCAAACACATAGACAAAGCCCATTATTAAATATATGCGCGTTCTCGTCTTTGGTAGTGTGATTTCTTTGACGAACCTATTGGTGCAATATCTGCAGTGCAAACCGTTCGTCCAACGCACTACGTTTCCACCCTCTTGGGTCTTTGGCGTCGTCTGGCCATTTTTGTACCTTGTCATCGGTTTCTCTTGGCAACGGCACCCCAAGCAAGACCTTTTGTTCCTTCTTTTGACGGCACTTTGCGGCGTATGGTTGCTTCTTCATCGATGCACCTTGAACGGGCAACGGTTGGCGAAGGCGGTCCTGGTCAGCAGTGCGATTCTGGCGTGCGCCATGGTTCCATTGACGTCTCCGATGATGGCGTTGCCTGCTGCATGGTTGGTGTTCGCAAATACTTTGTAGACGTTGTGCCGAGATTTTTTTTTCTCCTCGAAAACAGAAAGACCCAAGATGATTGACGAGTGGGGCCCCGCCGCGTGGAAATTCCTCCACACGGTCACCTTTAATTACCCCGAGCACCCCACGCGCAAAGACAAAGAAAACTACGGCGCCTTCTTTCGGGCGCTTGGTCCGGTCCTGCCCTGCGTCAAATGCCGCGTCCATTTTGCCGAGCATTTCAAACAGTACCCAATCGACCTCAAAGACCGAGAGTCGTTGGCGCGGTGGCTCGTCCAGGTCCACAACGCCGTCAACCGGGCGGGCGGGAAGAACGAGTACACCTTTGAAGAGGCCCAAGCGCTGTACTCCAGCAGCAGGGGAAAAAAATGCATGCATCCGGCCGTGCCATGGCTGCTGGTCGGGGCGCTCATCCTCTTCCTGTTGAAGGTCAACTCACGACGATGAGAAGAATCGCAAGGCGTTGTCGGCGACCATCTGCTCGCCTGCCGCGCGAGGGTTCAAGATGGCGCGGTAAATACTCACCGCGGAGATAAGGACGATCCCCGTCACCAGCAAGCCGGCAAAGAGCCCCACGTTTTGCCCAGTGCACTCTTGTTCCTTGGTCTTTTCGTCGACGGTGTGGCATTCCCCCGTGACGGACAACACAATGATGGACGCCACAATGAGTAAAACGCCGAGAACCGTCGGGGCGACCATGGTTTTCGGGTGTTCCCAGAACGATGCCTGGTACTGAACTTGATCGTTCGCGACCGTCGTGATTCCTTTCGAGATTGCTTGGCCCATGTTGTTTTTTTTTATTTACCTTACATTATATTTTTCCCCAACGTGCTGGAGGCGTCCAACGTCACGTTTGTCGCGAGGCCGTGCGCGTACTCGATGATTTCTTTGATCAGTTCGACGACTTTTTCATCCGGCGGCGTTGCGATCGTGTCCAGGGCTGTCGAGAGTGTCGTTTCAATCGTGTCTTTGTATTGAAACGCCAGTTGCGGGGTGTCCATGCCCACTTCCACCCCGTCCTCACTCAGTGCGTGCAATTTGTACAACAGATCGACGACGGCGGCGGTGCGGCGGGGGAACACGTCGTAGAGCCGGCCTTTGAATTCGTCAATGTCGGGGACCGTCTCCTCGGTCGGCGCCGCGGACACCAATCCGGTCACGATGCCAAAGAGGAACCCCCCCACGGCGCCCAATGCAGCATGTTTGATGGCCTTTCGAAAGATTGCCATAATGTGATTTTGTTGTGTGTGTTAGTAATGATTCGTGCTCGCTTGAACGCGTGGAAGCCCGTATTGCCTCGTGCAGCGACGCAGGGCCTCGTGTTCCCGGTGCGACAGGATTCGTTGCCTCTGCTGCTGCAAGAGTCGTCGACATTCATTTCGGTGGATGTACAGTCGTCGGTGCACGCAAGGCCCCGTGGTCGGTGGTGGAAACGTGCACGGTGTGGTCGATATAGTTGTCAAACTCACTCTCATTAAATGTTTTACTCTTTTACTAGCATAGGAGAAAAAAATGGTACTCCTTAAATAAAGTATACTACTAATGGACTTGGCGATCGTCCGCTCACAACACCGCATTCGGAGAATCGAGGCACGGATCAAAGAACAGGAGCGTTTGTTGACCCGCGAACGTTGTGCGCTGAGACGACGACTGCTGCAAAATTTACTGGCGCGCATCTACCTGGACGAGCGAGGCGACCGTTCCATCGAGCACGCCTACCCCACCACCGTTTCAACGAGTCGCGAGGATTGCCCCATTTGCTTGACCACCCTCTTTCACACGGAGGTACGAACACTCTGCGGTGGGCACCACCGTTTTCACCGTGCCTGCATTGATCGATGGATACACACGGAGAAAACCTGCCCAATGTGCCGCTCTCCCCTCACGCTCAACCGCAGCAGTAACAACGATGCGAACATGCTGCAGTACTTGTCGCTTTTGTGTCAAGAACTATGACAACAGTTGATAACATTGTATGCGACGCGGTCCTCGTTGAGGGGCTTGGGCGTTTACTTTAAAGAGTTTCGAGATCATCAAACAAATTCGGACTATTTTTTATCATTTCATTCAGTCGTTCCGTATCCATCAAATAATTAATTTCAACTCTCGACACGTTGTATTTGACATCAATCTTTAGTATGGTGTGGAGGATACTACTACCCCCATCGTACTTTGTTTGTATGGTAATTTTTCGTTTACTTTTGCCGATGTTCACTCGAATGATACGGGTGTAAACGTTCCTTCCCAATTTTGTCCAATTTGTCGCTTCGTCGATCGTCAAAGGGAGAAGAATAAACTGTGGCACCAGAATGACACTCAAGCGGGTACCAGTGCCCCATTTATCAAGATACGTACCGGTAACGCCTGTGGACATCATCCCTTCCTTGCATGCCGACCAGGCCACGATTGCGGCGACCCAGTCGGCCTTGCTGCTGTCCGAGGAGCCGGCTTCCGACGGCTCCGACTTGGGCTTTTTCATGGGCGCGCTGCTGCTGCTGACCTCTTCGAACGTCTCCGATGGTTTCCGTTTGCTGCTCGAGGGCATGCGTTCGCGCTTCCACTTTTCAATAACTTGCCGCAAGACAATATTCGGGATCAGATTCGTGTTCGCCAGACGTGCGTTGGTCAAGGGGCTTGTGTATTTGTGCAGAACCCGAAACCAGCGCTCGATTGCGGAGCGCTCATACGTATGGCCATCGCACGTGATGACAGGATCAGTCATCACCGATCCCGTGATCGAACAGACATATTGATCAGGCGGGTCCATCTCGTCCCAATCAGGCTCCGCGGCTTTCTGGGCGGCGGCTTTCTGGGCGGCGGCTTTCTGGGCGGCGGCCTCGGCCTTCTTCTTCTCTTTTTCCACCACGCAAGTGAGGAGTTGATGTCGCCACGCATTTACCAAACTGTCGGATGGTCCGAAATGACTGGTACTGGTAAGATAATCGCTTCGCAACTTAGCCACCCGTTCACCTATGGATATGCCTCGTGTGTACTCCACGCTTTCTTTCTGCGCCCAGAATTTTGCTTCTTCACAAGGTGTTGCTGGAGCATGATGGCCGGTAGCGGCGCCGTAGTGTTCAATGTCCGACCTGAGTGTATACGGCGTCGAACGCTCCACACCCATGTATTCGTACCGCGCGCCTGGTACACGCTTCTCTTGCCGCAGCATACAGAGTTCGAAGTAAAAGTCGGCTCGAGGGCGAGTTCTTCGGTCTTCAGTTTCTGGAAACCACGCCGTGAGCAGATGACGCTTCGAGTCGATCCGTGTGCATGTCTCGTCGTAAAACTGACGGTACGCTGCCCGAGTCGGAAACTCACCCATGAGATGGTTTAGTTGATCCAGAGTGACCGTGCCCTCAAACCCCTCCAGTGGAATGCATATAGGAGAGACACGATGGCCAGACGGTAATTTCAAACATAGAGACCCCGATTCCCGCACCCACTCGGCACCGTCCATTTCTTGCCATCCGGAACGAATGGGATGCGAGGACACCACAAAGGTCGCGTCTGCAGCCTTTTTCACCTGGCGAGCAAATGCTATTTTTGCATTTTCTTGGTCCATTTTATAGGAATGGTCCCTTGTCATCGTATCCAAATCATAGAAGGATGAGGCTTGCTGGGTGAATTGAGCACCACGGAAGACCTCGGCGTACGTACGCAGAACAAGGTTTCCCGAACACACGAACGGACAAAATCTGTTCAAATTCAAGCCTCCGAAATGAACTGAGGGAAGGGACAACATGGAAATCAATGATGCTTCGTTAAAAAAAGGAGGCGTGCGAGTGCACATTCGCAATTGATCCAAAAACTCCAAAAACTCCGACCGTTGATATCTAATGACCCCACGCAGTGATAAGAGGGTTAGATAACGGTGTTTTGTGTCGTAGTGGTCAAACGTCCGCACCCCATCTTTTTCTTGAGATGGCACGTTGGAGACCTCATATATATGTTCCCACAACTTCTCCTCCATTTCCTCCTTCGTGTCATATAGTTGTACCCATCCAACGATTCGTCGAACGTCCGCCTCCGTCAACCGTTTCTGAAACCGTGACAGGTCACCGTCCAAACACTCGTTCCATGTCGGTTTGGTTTTATCCCACTCATCCGCCCACACAAACCCCTCTTCAGCAACCACGGTGTCTTGTCGATTGACCGAGTGGTGATAGGGGCTCCCTACCCTTGTTCCATCCACATGGCGGTAACTCGGTCGTACATTTACGAGCGCCTCATTGGGACCTTTGAATTCAAGAACAAACGCTAGTTTCCGACCCATGTAAGCCTCTTTGCACTCTTTGAACCGTTGGAACAACGCCTGGAACTCGGCCTCGCCTCGTACGTCGTGGTTGGGGATGTTGAGGTCGTCGTCTTCTTCTGTGCTCACCCCCACCGCCAAACAGCACTTGCCGTCGATCATGTCGGCCTGAGACGGGAGGCTAGAGCGGGCGATATCACATTCTCTTATGTTCCGTCCAAGAAACAAACAAAAGGTTTCCATTGCGTTTTCCTTGAAGTCGGCTATGTGAAACACCAATTGGCGCTTCGAATTCGGAAGCAAGACACGGAACTGAATCAGCCCTTTCTGTCTGCCACCTGCATTGCCCACGACTGGGCGACAACACGGGCAGATGTTTTCGATCCGAACACCACTACCACACCATCCAAATTTGTTCCTCGGTGTGTGGCAAGTGCACACCTTTTCTCGATGCATGCTTTGTGCCGAACGGCGATGGTGGTCTATGTGCTGCAGTTGACTGTGTTTCGAGAGTGCCGTCAGGAAATGCAGACGTGACAACAAGTTGGTTCGCACCTGGCTTTGGTCCATAAGGGCTGCCATTCTCCCGTCAGCAACCTGTGGTCGCACAACCTCCTTCGGAAACTCCTTTCCACGCCACAACAACACTTGCATCGCCCGCATGAAGTCTTCCTGGTCGAGGCGCAATGTCGACGGACGTGGTTCTTCTGTATGCTCTAGGGACTGCACGAATGCTGCGATCCGTCTCAATGAAATGTCGCAACCTTGCGTTTTCAATGTTGCTTGATTATGTCGTCGAATCTTCTGCTGCTCTTCGGTGATCGGTTCAGCCAAGGCATCATCCTCATCATCTTCCTCACCCGAGACCTCGGAATCATCCTCATCATCTTCCTCACCCGAGACCTCGGAATCATCCTCATCATCCTCCTCACCCGAGAACTCAGAATCATCATCGCGTTCATCGGAATCCGATGATTCAGCGTAGTTACGCTTTTGCGTGTCCCGTCCTCCTTTCGTCGTCAGCGTTGCTGCTGTGCCTGTCTTCTCTGGGATGGACACGACGACGGACTTGGTCGTGTGGGTCGTGCCGGACGTTTTGCGAGCCTCGGTGATCCCCAAAAAGATCTGCGCGAGGGCGGACGAGTCAGCATCCAGCGCAAGTGCTTCGATGATCCATTCCCGTATTGCACCAGGGACCGAGTGCAGAAAGTCGTGCACATGTTTCGACCATATGTCTTCGACCCGAGTGGGTCCATCCCCAAGGTTGACACTCTTCTTGTTCAGCAATGTCCACGGTGGAAGGAAGGACACCTTCGTGGGGTTGTCCGCACGCACGTAGAAAGTGTTACCACCAACGATCAAGCCCGTCCAATCCTTCAAACACTCGGTGCCAAACAAAAACTCCAAGATGCGGCGCACCGAATAAAAGTCCAAGGTGCGGACATGGCCACGGGTAGTGGGGACGACGTCCGTCATGGTTCGTTTCGTTTTGTTTGTGTGTTTGTTTTGTTTGGGTTGCAAAGAATGAAAGAATGATGCAGAGGACAAAGACGGTGCGATCGGTGTGTGTGTCTGTGCAAGTGGGGCGTGCTGCGTGTGTCATGTGCCATGTGGTGGTGAGGCGACATGGTGTACGTGGTGACGGTTGGTGGTAGGCGACACATGGTGTGGTGTGCGTGGATGGTGTGCGTCGTGCTGATGTAAAAAAAAATACGTATTTTTCGTGAGTGGCCCGAGGTTTTCGCGGGCTTTTTTTTGATATTTAAGGCTATTATTACTACATTAAGGAAATCGAGATCATAAAACAATACGGTGGCCTAGAGATCATGAAATGAACGTCGAGACCACGAACGGGAGCCCGCGCTTCAACCGGCCCAGACTCTCGGCGCAGACTGCCCGAATCTCTTCCGCGTCCCAGGCTTGCGCGATCTGCTCGAGCAATTGCACCACGCGCTGGACGGTCTTGCACAGGTGGCCCACGTTGGTGTTCTTGTACGTGCGAAGGATGTCGGCAATGGGCATGCCCCGGCAATACGACCAGACCGGCCCAAAGTACAGACTGGACGATTCCCCGTCGCACAACCCGACCTCGTCCATCAGTGCACGGAACGTTTGGTGCACTGCGTTGAATGGGCCGTCCACACCGGTGGTCAAGAAGCACGTCAGCGCTGCAGGGAAGATGCACGGGTCGTCCGTTGGAAGGCACTTGCGAAAGAAGCATTCGGTGAGGCTCACGGGGTCCTCGCACCCCACCAGTTGCGTGGCCATCCGTCCTTTCGTCGTGGCCACCGCCCCGTCGTCGGTGTAGCCCAGCGCCTGCAGCCGGTGAAGGATGTGCCGGTACTTGGCGCAGAACGGGCTCTCGCCAAAGTACCGCGCGTGGACGGTGTCCACCGCTTCGACCAGGTCGAACACGGCCGCGTCGGTCGTGACCGGGCCGTCCAAGACCAGAGCGATAGTGTCGCGCAGGGCGTTGCGGGCCACGTGCTGGTCGAGGCGCACAAACTTGCCATGCGATATGTCCACGTCCACGACCCACGCGGCCTCGATCTCCAGGGTCGGGCATTCCTCCACAAAGAAGGTGTACGGCTTCACTGACCACCGGGCGAACGTCCACACGTGCGGGTGCAGCCGGGGGAACTCCCCTTCCACGAGCACGGACGTCGTCCCGGGCTGCGCTTGGTGCAGCAGCAGCAGCGTCGCGTCGTGCGTCTTGGCGCGGCACTCTTGCAGGGCCAGCCAGTGGCGCGCACCGGCCACGAGGGTCGTGGGGTGCGTCGCCAGTTCCACTTCGGCGTCCGCCAGCATCGGCCGCAGGTGCTCGTGGGTCACGGTGGAGAACGGGCTGTTGGTCAACGTGGCCATCGGGTCTACGCTGGCGTACGTCAAACTGCGCAGGACGGTGCCGACGTTGACGGTGCCGTGACCCCGGACCCTTGTGGGCGGCGCCTGGAGAATGGTCCGCCACTGCGTGTCCTGCTCCCATTCGCACAAGACGACGTGGCCTTCCGTCTCGTAGCCTGGGCGACCGGCTCTTCCACAAATCTGCCAGAACAAATTGGACGGGAGAAGCCGTTCGAGACCGCCCCCCGCCGGCATCTTGCTCCCGGTCAGGCACACGGTGCGGACAGGGAGGTTAATTCCGGTCGAGAGGCTCGAGGTGCAGAACACGACCCGGGCCAGACCACGCTGCGCGAGGAGCGAGACGGTCTCGAGGTAGTGCTTGGGGCATTGGGAATGGTGCAGCACGATCCCGTTCGCCGCCAAGGATTCGAGGCCGTGGAACAGGACCCAATCGACCTCGGGGACCCGCTTCCGCAGGCGGGCGAAGAGCACCCGCACGCGCCACTTGTCTTTCTTCGCCGGGAGGAAATCGATCGCCCGCACCGATTGGGCCATGTCGTTGAGTTTGCGGCACGAAAAGGCCAAAATCAGCGCGGGCAGGAACTCGCGCGTCTTCAATCGGTAGAGCAGGTTGACGAGCCGCGTCTTCAACTGGGCAAAGTTGAGTTTCCGCGGCAAGGCCATGTGGAGGTCCTCCATCGCCTTGCCCCACGCCACGTCGTCCACCTCGGCGCCGTGCGCCACTTTCCGGATCTGGTTGCCGATGTCCAGGTGCGTGGTCAGGGTGATGGGGCGCGCTTTCATGCCGACCAGGGCCGTCTTCCGGTCGTTGCTCCGGCCGAGGTTTTCCGCAAATTCCATGGCGTTCTCGAGTGTCCCGCTCAACCCCACGACGCCTTTTCCGTGGAAGTTGGGGTGCGTGAGTATCGACTCCAGCACGTTCCCGCGGTCCGTCTCGGCAATGGTGTGGATCTCGTCGAGTATCAATGCGGGGCACCCGTCGAAAAAGGCCGGGTTGTGGTCGAGTTGGATTTTGAGGATCTCGTAGGTGCAGACGACGACCAAGGCCTCCTGCTCGTTCACTTGCGTCGGGCCCGTCCAGATCCCGAGGGTCGGGACCGATTGCCGCGTCGGTGCCGCGTAGTAGTAGTCGTCGTCGCCGCCCCAGCAGTCCACCTCGTCGTCTTGGTCCAGCACGTCCACGGTCGCGGTGCCTTGAAACACCTCGCTCAAATCGTAGTACTGCTGCTCCGCCAACGCCACCAACGGAACGCCCACGATCACCTTCTGCCCCGTCTGCACCCCCAACGAGGCCGCATACTTGATCAAGAAACTTTTGCCGGACCCCGTCGCCGAGGCGCAGAGCACGTTGAGCGCGGCATTGTGGCGGTAGATGTCTTCGAGCAAGTGCACGCTTTGGTGTTGGTACGGGTAGAGCGGGTAGGCCGGCGCGTAGGCCAACGGGGTGGTTGGAAGGGCGTCCCTCTTCTCGGGCACGAACGCGTAGACGGACGGGGCCGGGGGCGGTCCCTCGCGAAGGACCGTTCGAAGCGCGGACAACATCGCGGCTTGCGTTTGTGTTCTGGTGGGGGAAAAGAAGGGGAACAAAGAAACGCGCGAAGAGCAATGGGGTTGGCCGCGAGACCGTGTCAGCCGCAAGTTCGGTATACCCAATCAGGGACGAAAAAACAATAAATATTCAATATCAACCGGCAATCATGAGATTGATTGGTTGAAGTGGGGAGGGTATGTACCCCTCAACAATCCCACTTCTTCCCACGCCAAAAAAAGCAACTTTCACCATGTACTTGACCGTTCTCAACGGAATTCCCGCGGTCGCCACGTACCAAGACAAGCCACTTCTTTGCCGTCAGGACGCCGCATCGTGGACCACGCTGGGTGAGAGTGAGACGTACGACGATGACCATATCGAACAATTGGTACGCGATAACGGAGGCTTCCAACACGGGTGGTGTCAATTGGACGATTATTGGGTTGTCAACGATGACGGCAGGCAGTCGCCGTTTTTCAAACGGCTCGCGATGCTCGGCCAATACTACTCGAAAGAAGAAGCCCCCGCGTTCTTGGCAAGGCTTCCGGTAGGGGGAAGGGTGCAAACGGGCGAGTAAAAAAAAAATGGCAAGGAACACTCTCTTAGTTTACCACTTTACGCGTTATTTTTGTTTTCGTGTATTGTCTACACTTACTTAGTTGCTGTATGCGATACCGGCCATGCCATTGTTGATGCGCAAAATGTTCCAGTTGGTCGCCAACACGATGGTTTCGTATTCTTGGTCTTGTTCAAGATCGTATTGCAAATCCAAAACGCAGTTGTCGATGCGACTAAAGTTGCACGAACCACTGGGCTGGACTTCTTCGGGGTGAAGGGCGAACGAGTAGGAGTAGACGAACTCACCTTGAGACGCATCTGGGATACGCGAGTGGTGTTGGAAGGGCTGGACCGTACGGAAGTATTCCGCGGGCACGGCCGACCCATTCCCGACGTTGTTCAAACGGGTGTGGTTGTTGAATTTCAACTGCACACTGGCGATCGGGTCCATCTTGGCTGCACCAATTGTCCTGCCGGACAGATCGAAGGGTTTGCTGGGGTCTTTGCGGGCCGCAAAGAGCAGTTCGCTGACGGGGTGGTTGAAGTACAGGCGGTGCGATTCCGAAGAGTTCTTGGACGTTTTCTTGGTCATCGTTTGGAGTTGGCGGACCAAGATTTCCATGTTGGCATCCGCGAAACGCTGGCGCTCGGCCGAGTCCAAGTAGACGAAGCCCACTTCGAGGCCGACGTTGGTGTCGTCGTTGCTGAGGGCGGCACCCTCGGTCGTAATATCGTCATCTTTCGCTTTGCCGATGGTGCTGATGCTTTGCTTTGACAACACTTTGACTGTGGCACCCTCGAACTCCTTCTCGACACAGTCAAGGATGCTCTTGATGTTCAAGTTCACAGAGACGGCATGGAATTGCAAGGAGATCAATTGCAGAGCGTTTCCAGTCACGCCGCCGGGGATGGCACTATTGAACCAGACGGGGATGGGGACGTACAATCGCTTGGCGAACTTGTCTTTCAAGTCACCCTTGGGGTTCTTGCAGTCACCATCGCATCCGATCATTTCGTCCAATGACTTGCCGGCTTGGCCGGACAAGCAGTCCCACATAAAGAGGTAGTCGGACGTGACCTCGTCGATGCATTGGTTACCGATGTTGATGGAGCACTTGTCCACGAGCATTTGACCGACACGGTCCTTGTAGGATCCGTTGATGATGCCGGGCAAGTCGATGACGACGTAGAGAGAAGTCATCAAATCCCCTTCGCGGGGAATCTGGGTCTTGGTGTTGCCGCCGCACTTGGTGCTGCCGGTCAAGGAGACGGACGAGGCGTCCATGGCGAAGCGAGTGTGACGCATCGAAACGTGGGCCCAACTGGTGGTCTCCGGATCTTCCGTGAGCATGGAGTCGGCTCCGCCACTGGCGGATATTTGGTGGACGGCGGACATTCCTCCGGATGGCATGATGTGGTCGTGTGTGTGTAGAAAATTGGGGGGAGTGAAGGGTGTGAGTTTTTCTTTCTTCGGACAGAAATTTATTTCCCCGAACAACCAACGCACATCTTTCGTCGACGAAGGACAACCCAAAAAAAAAATACCAACATCTTTCCACGAAAAGTTAACTGGCGTAGGCCAAACTGATTTTTTGGTCCTTGATGTGGACGACGTTCCAGTTGCGCGCAAACAACACCAATTCGCCCGCGGTGTATGCTTCTTCGAACTCAAACTCCATCACCGCATGGTCGACGCGGCTGCAGTTCAAACTGCCGCCTGGGTTGGCGGATTCAGGATCCATGTCGAACGAGTAGCAGTAGTAGAACTGGTCGTCCGAGTCCGCCGGGGCCTCCCCGTGCACTTCGTACGGTTGCACGGTGCGGAAATACCGACCCTCCACAGGGTTACCCCCGTTCATGTTGAATCGTGGGTGGTTGTTCAGTCGTAACATGACGGAGGCGATCGGATCCGGGATCATCAAATCCGTGTCGACGGGGCCCGCGGCGTCTTTGACGGTCCACACCAATTCTCGGACTGGGTGGTTGAAGGGGAGACGGATCTCTTGCTTTTTCCCATTCTTCACCGATTTGGACAGGCGCTGGACCTGCGTGACCAGGAAGGAGTTGTCGGCTTGCCCCACGTGTTGGTGCTCGCCCTCGTCCAAGTACACGAACCCGCATTCCAAGAACACGCTCGTGTCGCGGTTGGTGGGGACAACGACGTCATCGTCTTCCTTGGTGGACTTGCCATTGCGCGATTGGCCGATCAACGAGATGTTCTGGTAAATCGCCGCGTTCTCGTAATGCTCGATGAGGTCGGACAATGGTTTCAGCACCATTTCGATGCACACTTTGTGGTACGGGATCCCCGCGAGTGGGAGCGCGTTGTACGTCGACGAGGTGAAGAAGAACGGGATCGGGACGTACAGGCGTTGCGCGACTTGGCTGGCGGCGATGCGATCGTTCCGGTTCTTGTAGTTGAAGACCAGTTGCGACGAATCTCCGCGACGCGTATCGCCTTGGAGCGCGGCGTAGATGTCGAGGTAGTCGCCGTCCAAGGATTGGATGACTTGGTTCCCAATTTTCAACTCGATGCGCTCGATCATTTTGTACCCCAGGCGATCTGTGTAGTAGGGGGCGTCCTCGGGCTTATCCGCAATGGCAGCATCCTCTCGTTTGTCCCAAATCCCTGGGAGGTCCACGCAGACGTACAACGACCGGAGCAGGTCGGCCTGTTTTTTGATTTCCGTGACGGTCCGTTGACCGAGGAAGTTGTTGCCGTCCAAGTCGATGCGTTCGTTGTCCAAGGCGTAGTTGGTGCGGACCGCATGCTTCATTCGCAGCACAGACACATCGGGGTCTCCGCTGTACACGGTAAAATTGGATTCGACGGGGTTGCCTGTCAGGTGTTCGTTATGCTCCGACAGAGCAATGAGTTGGAGTGAACTGGCGTGTTGACCGGGCATGTTTCTGGTGGCGTAGTTTTTTAATACTTGCGCAACAAAAAAAAATGGCTCAGTGGACGAACCCGAAAATACGTGGTGCGTTCATTCCTTGGCAAACAAAACTGTGGTACGAAGAGAAAAAACAACCCGATATTCAACCGAACGCGTCATGACAGACAGTGAAAACAGCACGATGGAACTGCGCAGTTCCGACGAAGAGCCAGACACCGAGGACGACGCGTTTCTCTGCTCCAGCGACGAGGGAGAAGAAGAACCCGCAGAGTCCGACGAAGACGAGGTCGTGGCGTTGCGGCAGGATCCAGCCTACCAAGACGTCGATCGTATTCAGGCACAGCAAGCCGCCGCACAAGCGGCCGCGGGGGGTGTCCGACGCAGTGGCCGCAAGTGCAAGATCCCCGAGCAGTATCAGGACCCGCATTTCATAAGCCTCATGACGGACGACGGCAAGGATGATGTCTTTTTGTCATCGGAGCCGGAGAACGACGACGACGACGACGACGAGTTTTCCCCCCTGCAGGGCGGGGAGTATTCCTTGGACGATGCATCGTCGTCGGACGAAGCGTCGTCGGGTGATGAATGAAGGAAACGGTCTACGGTGTCTCTTGGCGCTCCCCGATCACGATCGCGACAAATAAGTACGCGTAGGGCGCGGCGAGGGTCAAGCCCGCCTGGACGAGACGGTTGTTCGTGACGCGGCCGCTCCAAATCATGTAGAGCACAAGTACCATATATGCATTGTACATCATGTTTGGCTGGGCCGGGAGTTGAAAGTAAAAGTCGAGAAATTCTTGCATGTTTGTTTTTGTTTTTTTTTATGTTGTGTGAAAAAATAAACATATGTCACAATTCTCGGATACAGCAGATAGTTTTTCGGACACGTCGGAGGATGATGTCGGCAGTTACGACTTCGAGGATGGGTTTCTCATAAAAGAATCCGAGGAGGACGATGTATCCTCCATGGCTTCATCCGGTGCTGAGTTAGACCCCACCCACGAGTTGAGCGACTTACTCACAGACATGACCCTGGAGGAACGGGAGTTGCACCATAATCCAAAACCCCGAGACCGTCACCGCTCCGATCGTTTTCCGGTCGACTATGCGTATGCCGACCCAAAACACGGCGCGGATGTAGAAGGGTTGCCGTCGGAAAGTGAGAATACAGAAAAGTCGTCTTCCGAGTACACACCGTCCGGATCCGAATATTCTTCTTCCGAGAATGATTACTAAATAATTACTACGGTTATTCGACCTATCTTTTTTTTTCGCCGTACAACTACTAACAAACACATGAACAATCTGGTCTGGTATGCGTTGGGTGCCATCTTGGTGTATGCAGTATTAAGTGGTATTGAGAACACGGTTCAGACACGTCGCCGTCGGCGAGAAAGAAACGCCGTATGCCCGGGCGCCCCCACCCTGTTGGTGGTCATGTACAGTCGCTTCGACAATTACGCAGCCGCGGCCACGCTGCGCGGGATGGCGGTGGCGGCACTGTGTCCGCAACGGATCCGCGTCGCGGTGGTCCAAGCCGTAAAAGACACCAGCATCGACGTCTTCGATTTGTACGAAGAGGCCGGGGGAGGGTTCGAAAACGCCGACACAATCCGAGTCTTGACCGTCCGCGACAACGAGACCCTCAGCACCCTCGCCGCGTACGACATGGCCATCGACACATTGTACCGCGACGAGACGTTCGTCCTCTTCACCACGCCTGGCACCGTCTTTGCGCGGCACTTTGACACGGTGTTGACGGCGCAGATGGACGGGCGGAACAAGAAGAACGCGCTCGTGAACCATGGCCCCAAATTTCTGCAGGCCCGACGAATTCAGCCTCCATCGTCGAAAAGCATGCGTCACTATTATTCGACCACGTTCCCCACGGACCCACCCGCGCCGGATGCGACGCTCTGGTACCCGACGTTCCACACCACGCCCGACAAGGCGACGTTACCCTCGGTGGTCCCGGCCGCCGGCCCGTTGACGACCAAGAAGACGATGGTCCAGAGCCTTGCTGCCTCGACGGTCTGCACGCTGGTCCGGGCGCCCGTACCGGTCCTTGACATCGTCGGTGGCGACGGCGCGGACGGGGATTCGTTTCTCTTGTCGGCCGCCCTGCACGCGCACGGCTACACCTTCTCCGCCGTGCCGACCACCGTCTGTTTCGAACGGAGCACGACACGGAAACCCGTGAAGGAATCCACGCCCGATGCCCCACCGACCGTCTACATGCACTTCGCGGGTATTGACCCGGCGAATTACGCGTTGTACGGCCGTGCGCGCCTCGGCCTCGTCACCCTGGCGTCGGAAGAGATCCGGGCGAAATTTGGCAGCGATGTCGCTTTTCAACGGCAGAAGAACTCGTTGTAGGTGCTCGACGCTTGCGCTGCCGTCGTTGTGCTCGCATTTGATCCAGCGTGGCTGCCCACGCCTCCTCTTCTGTGGTTCGCTGTTTCGGTGCGAAAAAGTGTCGAATGGTGGGGGTTTTCTTTCGCCGTCGTTCGTTTTCTTTCCATTTGTGTCGTTTTTGACGTCGCTGCAATTGCATCAATTCATCGTCCACCTCCTCAACCGTGGCAGCGGCGTCGGCGTCCCGATTCTGCGCGTCGAGACTTGCTTGCTTCTCGTCTTCGGCAGCAATGTCTTCGGCGATGACCTCCTCTTCGTCGAACGGGTTCTCGCCCTCCGATTCGTCCGAAGAGGCGTCGTCGACCACTTCGACGTCGGTGTCGAAAAAGTGGGACATTTGTGTGTGTGCAATTGGTCTGGGAAACTTGGGAAACAGTTTTCTTTTTCTCCGATCCCCATGTCCGGCAGCCTTGCGTGTGCACGGGTGTCTGCATCTCACGTGGGACGCGTGTGCGTGGGGTGGGTCTTCCCGCCAAAAAAAATAATATGTAATGTTGTTGTAGTATTATTATTTTTGTGTTACTATACGGGAGGGGTACTCATT